CCTGTTCGTTGCTTCCCTCAAACCCATCGTCTTCCTCTTTGGTTACATCTACTAAGTCCATAGCTATTACACTTACACTAAATCGTAAGACCTGTTCGTTGCTTGTGATAGCGTTTAGTATTACGTGGCTTAAAGGATAGATAGTTTGTTTTTCTAAGTCTACCTGTGTGATGTCCCCGAAAGTAACCTTATTAACGTCTATGTCTGATTCTAAGGTTTCTCGTATCTTCTCTAATACTCTGTATAATCCGTTCATCTGTATTTTTTCTTTAGTTCTTGTGCTTCTATTTCTGACCGCTCTTTTTCAAAACTCAACAAGGTCAAACATTGATGTACCCCTAATGTAGTGATATGTTCAAATCGTCTAAGGTCTCCTTGAGCAAGTTGATATATTGATTGATACCAACCCCATTTTTCTCCGAATTGAGATACTGCACTATACGACTCTCCTCCTCCTGCTCTAAATAGTCCGTCATAAGTCTGGATAAGTCTATCCCTAAACGGTAAAAAAAAAGCAAGGAAGATATAACTACATCTAAAGGCATATCCTTTAAGTGTTCCGCATCTACTACGTCATAGTCCACTATATTGTATCGTTCTCCGTATTTGTCTTTTATGGGTCTGTATAGTACCGACATCGCCCTGTGCATATTCTTCCAGTCCCCTAAGAACGTATCTAAGTCTATGTACTCTCCGAAACTAATATCATCAAGGTTAGGTATAAAACCGTATTCCTGTCCCCTTAAAGAGAACTTTCTTATAAGTTGAGGTTGTTGGTTTAGTAGTTCGTCTAAGTGGCTTATAATGGCTTTAACGTCCTTGATCCGCATAGACATCGCTTCGGTTAGTTTAACCCCACAGAATATCTCTAACATCTTCTGTGCTACAAATTGTTCGTCTGTTTGTTCTATCCTCAAGAACTTCTGATACTGCCCTAATGTAATCTCGTTTAGAGAATCAGGTACGTTTATTTCTAACTTCATATCTATATAACGAAATCTAAACCCGATTTTTAAAATAAAGGCAAAAAAAAGACTCCCCGAAGGGAGTCCTATCTGACCTAATAGGTCTTGACTAACTAAACAAAAAAATGAAAAATCACATATTGTTTGTTCTTTTGGAGAATAATAAGTCTTGTGCAGCTTCAAGACATTCTTCGTGCGATGCGTGTCTGTATACTACCACTTCGCTTTCGTCTTCTACTTGCCAATCTTCTCCTAATGATGGTCTAACGAGAAACATTCTATTCGGGCGTACTTCTAATACCCATTCTTCTCGTCCTGTGTTGTCGTTTCTACTGATTCTTTCTAGTGCGTTTATTTTCATAATGTTCTTTGTTTTATATCTTAAATAAAAGGCGAATATTTCTATCCGCTAAATATTTTTTTATTTTTTTTTACCAGTTGTATCTAGATAAACTTCTGTCATACTCTAACACCTCTCCATTAAGACGTCTGTCAACTAACTCTACAAGTGTTCTAGCGTAATCGGTGTTACTATAAGAGTAGTCTTCGTCAGAGGAGTCCATACTTAAAAGAACATTTCTCCTACCTTCTTCATCTCTTTCCGAGTAAACCGACAAGTTTGTACCTTCATATGTTTTAGTTCCACCGCTAGTATAGTAAACTGAACCTTCTGACTTACCTCTTCTGACAGATTCTGTGTCCCAAGCGTCAGTGTTAACTTCTAACTCTTCCAACATTAAAGCTACACGCTTCAAGCTTGGCATTCTACCCTCGTAGTTAGACTTCTTTACAAGTGCCTCGTAAGTTTTCTGTGATTTTGCTGATAACTCCATAATTTCTTTGTTTTTGTTTCTACGAATATAGAACTTATTAACAATACAAACCAAATTTATTTACAATTTTTTTTATTTTTTTTTATCTAACTGCATAGCTTCCGTAGTTTGGGTTCTTGAGTTGGTAGGTTATAGCGTACCTAGCTGCGTCTATTAAGTGGTCAAATCCGTTGTCCTTTGGTGTGTTGCTTCTTGTGTCTAACCAGACGTAGTTGTTTAGTTCTTTGATCAGGTTCTTGCTGTTAGGGTCTACTATTAAGTCGTAGTCTTGCATTATGGTTATTCCCTCTGCTACGGTTGTCTTTTTTATTCCCTTTATGTTGAGGTCTGATTTTAGTTCTGTAATAAGTCGCTTTTCAGCCGAGTCTGCTATAATTAAACTTCTACCTGCGTATTGCCTATTTAAAGCGCGTATCTCGCTAGTTGTTAGGTTGTACTTATAGAAACACTCCTTTAGGTAAATAAGTTTGTTAGAAGTGTCTATAGATACCTCTACGAGCGTGGTAGGGTCTGTCATACCATAATCTTGTCCAAAGATGCTACTCATATGTGGTGCAAAGTCCCCTAGTGTCCAATTCTGGAATATAACACCTTCTGCTTTATTTAACCAACCCCCTAGCATAATGTGGTTATACCTTTCTGGTCTTCGTTCCTTCATTACGTTAGCTTGTTGTAGGAAAGAATCTGATAGGTGTTTTAGGTTGTCTTTATAAGTAGTGTGTATGTAAGTGGTGTCGTTCTTTGTTAGGTTGCTTCCCTCACTTACGCCTTTGTCCTCAAAGAATCTTCTGTACACAAAGTGTTCTTTAGTCGCAGGGTTCATTATCAGAAACACTCTATTGGGTAAGTATTTATGTCTTATAGAAAGGTCTATCTTGTCAAATATACTTTCGTCTGTAAGTTCTTCTGCTTCGTCTAGTACCCACGTAGAAACTCCTTGTAAGGATTTAAGATTAGCCGTCTGATCACCGCTACTTGTTTTGATTCCCCTAAATAATATCTTACTACCAGATTGTATGTTTACGATTTCGTCCTTTGTGATGTAGAACATACTTCTTAAATCAAGTAGGTCTATCTTTTCTAAGAACTCTGGTATAATAGAAATGTGAGCAGACTTTAAGGTATACCTCGTAAATAAGATTGTGTGTCCTTCCTCTAATGTCAAAAGAAGTATAAGGGTAGTGATGTTAAAACTCTTACCGCTACCCCTACCTCCCGTTATTATCGTATACCTTGATTCTGATTGTGGGACGAGTTTGTATTGGCTCTGTAACTCAATCAAACTTTACTAAGTCCTTAAAACTCAAATTAAGACCGCCAGATGTTACATCTATGCTTTCTTTAGGTTTACCATACCTGTAGTTAAAATAGAGTTGTATGGCTCTCATATCTCCGTTTAGACATTTATCTCGTAGAACCTTTATTACCTCATCTGATTCTATAATGTTGTCTAGTCGTTCTATAAGTTTGCCTTCTGCATCTTTAGGCTTTCTACCTGCCGTTTTATGTCCTCCGTTGTTTTTTCTGCCGTCCATTTAATTAGAATTATTATTAATCCTCATATCTATATAACGAAAAAAAAGTTACATTTTAACAATCCAGTAGCTTTTTCCTCTTTGCATCTTCATTACTAACTTCTCATATCCTATCTTATAGAACTGCGCTACTTCGGTAAGGTGCTTAAAGAATCTCTTCTCTTTGGTGGAGTAAAAGGTACATATTCCTTTGTGTCTGTCTCTTGCTTCTTCGTTGCCGTTCTCTAAGTAATCTAGCATATTATCTATGTACACCTTGAAGTGTTCGCTTTTTACTCTTTTTCTCCACTCCTTGTATTCTTGTATGGTGTTTTCTTTTAACTCTGGTGTCATATTGCGTGAGGTGTTTTACTAGAAACTTTAGTTCTCTTTCGTTTAATTTATTTAGGTTGTCTTTTGCGTACTTTAAGTATGTTAGCCTTATGCCGTGTTCTGTCAGATTGTCTATGATGTCGTTGAACTTTGGATTGTACTTTAGTCGTATCTCAAAGTCCCTTAATGCGTGTAACACCGTTGCGTGGTTCTTTTCTTGTCCATACCTACCACAAATTTTTCCTATTCGCGAAAAACTATATCTAAAGTTTTCTCTTAGTATATAGTAAAATAACGCTCTACCGTCTACGTATTCTCTTTCTCTAGTGTTCTTAAATATGTTTATTCCTAGTGTCTCGTTTATTTTGTCTTTTATGTTGTCTTCTATCATAATATGTTTTTTATGTTTTGTGTTACCGCTTTTACTACGTCTACAGTTACTGCATTACCGCACATCTTATATCTTTGAGTGTCTGATATTAAACCTTCTGATCCGTATTGTGTCCAATTATCTGGAAAGCCTTGTAGCCTTTCACACTCTATTGGCGTTAATCTTCTAATCCGACTTCCATTAAATAATTTAGTAATTCTAACATCTCCAGAGGTGCTTGTTATAGTTGGTGCTATTCCTTTAGCATCGTAAACTCTATTAGTTTGCTCATAAGTACTTTCCTTAATTTCAAAAGTCATAATACTCTGGTCAAACTCTGTAGTTTCTATATTCAATAAAGACTTGAGCTGCATCCAAACCTCTTTAGGAGGTATTGAGAAACTTTTGTCTGATCTGAACCAATGGTCAACTTGAGTTTTAGGAACATTGAGATGTTCGCTTATTTCCTTATTGGTTTTATTCTTACTCTTTTTTAGTAGTTTTTTGAGACTTTCTATATCTACTTCATACTTTCTAACACTAACCATCTCTGGTACATTATAAGCAATAACAGGTTGTCCACTACCATCTTCTCTTGCTCTTGCAGGAATAGTAGGAGCGTCTCCATCTTTAATTTCTCTAAAACCTTGACCATCTTTGTGTGTTCTCCAAGTACCAGAAAGCACCGCTTGATTACACGCTGTATCTAAAGTACTGGCTATTCCTTTTCCTACTCTGCCTCTTCTTGTTTTAGAACTCGGTACAGAATAGTTTATGCTATCTCCCTCTTGTGCAACTTCATATCCTGTTGATGTGGCTGACTTTACTTTTATTTCTTTTGCATTGAGTTTACTTTCAACAAGATAAGTTCCTTGTCCTTGTCCTGCGTATCTTGCTGTAATGGTATTCGTTGATTGTCCTTGTAAGATGTTATTCTTTGTACTGCTTTCTCTGATAGGAAATACTTGTCCTCCACTTCCGTTTGCAATATATCCGACAAGGTAGATTCTCTCTCTATTTTGGGGTAAAAACCACTTTGTATTAAGCAGTTGCCATTCAAGTCTATAACCCCCAATGTTGGCAAAGGCTTGGATAATTGCCCAAAAGTCTGCGCCATTGTTTGAGGAGAAAGTTCCTTTAACATTTTCCCAGATAAAAAAACGTGGTCTACATTCTGTGATAAGCCGTATTGCTTCGGTAATAAGGGAACTTCGCTCTCCTCCCATCCCTTTACGTTTTCCAGCAAGACTAAAATCTTGGCAAGGACTTCCGAAAGTGATAGCGTCAATTCTTGGTAATTGTTCTCTCCGAACATCTGTAACTGATCCGACATATTTTGCTTCTTTAAAATTATTCTGATACACCTGTATAGCGTATTTATCTATTTCTGAAAAGTAAGACTCTACTTCAAACCCTGCTCTTTCAAGTCCTAAATGAAATCCTCCTATACCACTAAAAAGGTCTAGTAGTTTAATTTTCATAGCGTTCCTCTTATTACGTAATCTTCTAAACTCTCTCCTTGCTCAAAGAACTCGTTATAGGTTTCTACTGCGTATTGTACTTTTCGTTCTCCAGAAAAATAAAACTCTTCTGATACATCAAAAATCCCTATGTCTAACGTCCCTTTGTCTATTACTAAAAATCTAAAGTCTTTGTAGTCTTTCTTGAATAACTCACAATATATAAAACATTGACTATCGTACCCGTAGGCTTTAGCTTTGTAGGTCGGAAAGGCTTTTAGGTCTTGTGTGGTCTTTAAGTCCACTAGAGCGTTTCCTAACACGTCTGCCTTTGCTCTAAACGGATAAGCAAATATAAAATCTATTGCGGGTTTCTCAAACTCTGAACCAGATAATAAATCTACTGCGTAATGGTTTTTAAGTAGTGCATCTGCCATACGTTCTGCTTCATTCTTTTCCTTGATCGTATATACCTCTCCTAGTTCTATCTTAGCATCCTTATACTTTTTAGAGTTCTTGCTCTGTACGTCTACGAAATTCAGTTGCTCAAACTTTTGGGTCTCAAGTATTGCCATATGAAACAATCTACCGTTTCTTAGTGCTTGGGTTTCTCCACCACCGTACTCTGTTACATACCTGTACTTTTTAGGAGATTCGTTT